ATTCAAAAATATCTATTAAATGGTTAGAAGAAATTATGAAAAAAGAAAATATATTTATTCAACATGCAATGAATATTGGTGAAAAAATTATTATTATTAATGATAAAAAATATAAAGTAGATGGATATTGTTAAAAAACAAATACTATTTATGAATTTGATGGTGATATATTTCACGGCAATCCATCAAAATTTAATATGAATGATATAAATCCAATTACTAAAAATACATATGGTGAATTATATGAAAAAACAAAAATTAAAGAAGTTGAAATTAAAAAAGCAGGTTTTAATTTAATTAAAATATGGGAAAATGATTATAAAGTACAATCAAATCCTTTAGGATTTGATTCTAGAAATTCTTTTTCTAAAGAAAAAGAATTTGTACAATCAAAAACAATAATATAATAAATGATTTCCACTATCTTTTATTATTTTCTTTGTTGATTCTTTTTTATGAATCTGACCGTTATCTAATATTATTAATTTATTCTTAACATTATCACATATATTTTTAATAAATTCATTAAATCTATCAGAATTAACTGCTCCTTTTTGATATAATGTATATCCAATACATTTATTATTAGTTATTGCTACAACTAATGAATACTTTGTAAATACAGCATTATCGTCAGTTTTAATTATGCATCTTTTTCCTAATTCATTTCTACAATAATTAAAACCTAAAGATGTACTTAATGATATTTCATCTATTGATATGATATTATCCAAACTAAATTTTTTTATTTCTTTAAAAAATACTTTTAATTCTGCTTTTTCATCTCTGGGTTCTCCTCTGTATGTTAATGGAAAATGTTTGAATGTTGCTCTTTTTCTAGTAATGTTATTATCTCATATTATATCGTGGATATATTGTCTTGATATATCCAAATCTGGAAATTTATTTTTTAATAATACAAATAATACTTTTATATGAATATCGTTATTATTTTTAATTGTTTCTTTTAAAAATTTAATATGTTCTTTTTTAATTTTATAAGAACCTTCTTTTCTTTGTATTCTATCAACTGTATTATATTTTTCATATCGTTCAATCCATCTTTTTAAACTTCTTTCACTACATTCAAATATATCACAAACTTTCGAATAATTATTAACTTTATAATAATATTTAACTGCTTTTAATTTCAAATCAGATGAAAATTGTTTAGACATATTAAAATATTAGAAAAATAATTTAACTATTTAAAAATAATTTATTATATATAAATAATGGCAGATAACAATATAAATTATAAAGAACTATATGAAAAACTAATAATTGAAAATCAACAATTAAAAGAGCATCTTAAAAAATATACTGCACCAAAAAGAAATAAAAATTATTATGAAAATCATAAAGAAGAAATTATAGAAAAAGTTAAAGAATATAAAGAAAGAACAGGATATGATAAAAAACCACCTCCTGAAAAAATTAAAGAATATAGTAAAAGAGCTTATGAAAAAAGAAAACAAAAAATATTATAAGATAATAATATTTAATAAATATATACTTAAATATAAAATAATTAAATATATTAATGATTACTAATTTTGTTATAGAAGAGTCTTATAAAAGATTTTGTGGAATTTTTAATGAATTATATTCAAAAAGAAAAAAATTAGATGAAGATATATCACAAATTTTAAATGATTGTGAAAATAAATTTATTTATAATAAAAGAAATTTATATGTAGTTGAAAATGATGATGATTTTCTAAATACTATAGAAGTTAAGGGAAAAAATTTATATTGTTATAAATATACTACTAAAGAATATTATAATAAATATAAAGATATATATGATAAATTATTTGAATTAAAATTTTATAATATACAAGGTTATAAACAATTTGAGACTAAAAGATTAGAAGTGTATATATTTGATAATTTTAATGGAAGAAATATATTAAATAATTTAGATATTAAAATTAAATTTATCAAAGAGAATATTCATGAAAAAATAAATATTGATAAATTAAAATTTATTACACGCAATGAACAAAAAGGTACATTTATGGATTATTGTATAAAATATATAATAAATAATAATTATGATTATGGATTTTCATATTTAATGAAATGTCATAAATGTATTGATTATAATAATTTACCTGAAAATCTTGAAGATTGTAAAAATACAGCCGATTTAATTAATCTTTTATTTTGAAAAGGATTTTATTCAAAAAATATTAAAAATTAAAGATAAATTTATATCAATTAAAACATCTGAATGTTATATAAATTTAGATTTATTTATATATGGGGAACCTGATTTAATTACTGATAATTATATAATTGATATTAAAACATCTGAAAATAAAAAAATAGATAGTAAAAAAAATTATTTACAAACATTATTTTATGCTATATTGACTAATAAAAAAAATATTTGTTTATATGATCCAATAAATGGAGATTTGTATAAATATGAAATTACAAATGATATTATTATTGAAATTAAAAATTATATTAATAAAAATAAACTAGTTAAAGATTAATAATTAGATCTTAATAAAAATGTTTAATAAATTATAATATATATGATTGAAGAAGATATAAACATTATTTTTTAAAAATAGCAATATAATAATTACCACCATTTTGTGTATTTGATTTCCATTTTATTTTTAAATTAGTTTTTTCATTAAATTCACTACAATCATTTATTAAATCTTTTAACATATTTATATCAGCTTTATAAACTTCTTTATATTTTCTATATTGATATTGTTTAGCATAAGATTTTACACATCTTTCTATTTCATCAATATCATCTGTTTAATCAAGAAAAAAATGCTTAAGCATTTTTTTCTTGAAGTAAGAACTCAAAAAATAAAAAATTAAAGATTTTTTATTTTTTGAGTTGTTTCATAAACATATAATGGTATTATATCATCTTTTTTATCACCATTATATTGTTTTAATCTTTGTTTTAAATTTATTGTTTTACCTACTTTATAATGCCCAACACCATCTGATGTTTGAATAATATAAATAATACCTTTCGATGGATTTATTTTTGGTTTTTGATTATTTTCTAATGTTTTAATTTTCTCTTCTAATCCTTTAATAATATATTCTTTATACTGATCGATAACTTGTTCTAATTCATAATAATATTCCCTAACTTCAATAGCTTTTTTTGTTTTACTTTGCATAGCCATTAACTTAAAACATTTAGGCGTTAATAAAATTGTATCTTTTGGTTTACCTTTAAGTCCATTACTCTTACCTTTCATTATTTTATAATCTATTTTTTCTTTGTAAGAATATAATAAAGTATCTTTAATATGTCCAACTGTCATATCAAACCATTTAGCAATTGCCACAATATTTATAGTAAAATTATATTTATCTTTAGAATCATATAATCCAAAAAAATCATCTATAAATTCATTATTTATTTTAGTATGAGTTTTTAAAAAATTAATTAAATTCATTATATATAGATAACTTTAGATATTATTTTCGGATATCCGAAAATAATACTATATATATTTTTTATTCATTAATAAATTTCCATTTATAGCCATTTGCAGTTTTTCTTAATCCTTTACAACAACATGCGATTGAACCAGCATTATTTTTAGAACTGATATCATTTGATGCTTCAACGAATGTATTATATTTTTTAATAATATTATTTGTTTTAATATCTATTTTACCAATTAATTTAATATTTTTTTTAATAATTGGTTTTTCAATATTATGTAATTGAAAATATTTTTGTGTATTTTCTGATGATGTACACCATTCTAAATTCTTAAAATTATTATTTAATCTATTTTCATCAATATGATTAACTACATAATTATCATTAAAATTATCTGGTTTTTTTATAAATATATATGCAACTAATCTATGAACTCTAAAACTATGACTTTCTTTTTTATTTTCATTATTAAAACCAATTAATGCTATATTATTATAACCATCATTAATATGTTGTTTTAGTAATTTTCCTTTGATATTAGTAATATCACCATCTTCATTTATTAAATAATTAGAATAATTAATATTGTTTATTATTCCAATTTTAATAAAATTATTTTTATTTTCTTCAATAATTTTATTATTTTTTTCTATAATTCTATTTTTATTAGTATTACACATATTTTCTTGATGTGTAACCCATTTTAAATTTCTAAAATGATTATTAATTCTATTTCTATCAATATGATCTACATATTTTGTATTATCTTTATTTTCAACAAACATATAAGCAACTAATTGATGAACACGAAATATTTTAGATTTAGATTCATTATTATAAAGTCTAATTTGCATATATCCATTATTATTTTTTGTTAATTTCATATAAATTTTATTTATTAGTGAAAATACTTTACCATAATTAGAAATTTTATATGAATTTTCATAATTAGGTAAAGTTAATATTCTAAATTCTTCATCTTTTTCTAATTTAGTAGTTGATTTTATAATTTTTTTTTGTTTTGCTATATTAATTTTTGTTTTTTCAACTGTTTTATCTTCAAATGTACATAATTTACAACCGCCGTAAATAGATAATAAATGTTCTGATGATGAAATATTAATAATATTATTATGTTTTTTACATTTTAATTCTCCTTTAGTTGTTGCTAATAAATATTTAAAATTAGTAAAATCATAATTATCATTAAATTTTATTTTAGATTTTTCAATTGTTTCTTTTAACATATTGTCAGAATAATTTTTATTACATTTATAACATCCACCATCATTTTGTACTAAATGTTTCTGAAGACTTATCATAAATATATTATTATGTTTAATACATTTAATTTCTGTTTTTGTATTTCCTGTTATAAATGTATTTTTATTTATTATAAAATTATCACTATATTTTTCTTTTGATTTATTTTCAAATTGTAAAAATCTATAATTAAAATTACAATCATTACAACCACCGCTTGTTGTATCTAAATGATTTCTAACAGTTGTTATAAATTCATTTTTATGAATTAGACAAATTAAATTAATTGGTTTTTTAGTTGATATATAATTTAATTTTTCATATGAAAATATATTACTAAATTTAGTTTTGGATTTTTCAATAAAAGAGTCCATTATTATATAAATATATAAATATTTCTTTAAACTAAAAGATTATAATTGAACTTCTCAAATTATAAGATTTTTCACTACACCAGTGATTACTCACGTACAAGTCAAATGAAAGGAACAATATCAGCACCTAATATAGGATTTAAGAAATTATTATTAAAACGATTTGAAATATTTGAAGTGAATGAGTATAATACAAGTAAATTATATAATAAAACTTTTAAAGAACTAGAAAATGTATCAGTAAGAAAGAATAAGCATAAGAAACATTTACATGAAATACTAACTCCAAAAGAGGAAACAACTAAATTAAAAAATCTTAGATTTTTTAATTTAGTTATTGAGTTAGAAAATGAAATCATAGATTTCATTTTCTAACAAAACCGAACGGTGTATTTTTGTAAATCGTGATAAGAATGCTTGTAAAAATATTTTATATTTAGGAAAATATTTTTTAAGAAACCAATCAAGACCAATAGAATTCTGTCCTAAACCAAAAGAAAATAATGTAGTTGTAAAGCAAATAAAACCAAGACAGAAGAAAGAAATTGTTGTTTAATCAAGGTAGTAGATTAAATGACATCTGATGGGATTATGTGTATCTACCTTAATATACACATAAGTAAGCCCATTATTTAGAATTTAGAACTCTAATGAGTAAAGCTGTGATTATTTTTTTTGTCATTAAAACCGGCATTTAAAATACGCACCGCTCTAAATATTTCATCATATTTATCTTTTTTATTTGTTATTTTTAAAATTAATTTTTTTAATTGTCTAATTAATATATAATTTATTAAATTAGAATTACCTATCCATGTATTTTTTATTATTTTTTTATTATTATATGATAATAAATCTATTCTATTAAATAATTCTTTAAGAATTTTATCATTTAAAAATTTACTACCAAATTCTATACTAGATTTTAACATTTCTTTAACAATATTATTATTATCAACAATATATTTTTCTTTTTTATGTAATTCAATTAATTTTTTTATTCCATCTACAGAATTTTTTATTAAATTATCAAAAAAATATTTTTTACGATCTTTCTCTACTGTATTTGTATCAGTATTATAAACATTTAAATATTTATCTTTTATATTTGTTGTGCAAAATGTATGATTTTGAGGCAATTCCTTATTAAAATTTAATAATTCTATAAATTTTGTTATCCCTTCACCATTTCTTAATAATATCTGTTTAATTTCTTCTTCAGTTAAATCTTCTAAATTTTCAGAACCATTTTTATTTATGATAAAATTTATTTTATAAATATTATTATTATTATTTATAATTTGTCTATTGTCATTATTATTATTTGTAATATTATTATTTATAATTTGTTTTGAGTTATTATTTATTATTATTATTAATAATATTATTGTTACAATTATTATTTGAAATTTTTTGTAATATTTTATTTTCTTTTTTTAATAATAAATTTTCTTCTTTTAATTTATTATCTTTACATATTAGTTGATGTCTATATTTAGATTGTCTGCACGATAATACTTTATAACACCATTTACATGTAATTATATTATGGTTTACATTTGCTAAAAATTGATAATTATTTAAATTATTTTTCCTATGAAATTTTTTGTTGTGATTACATAGAGATTGTCTTGATGCATAATTTATATTACATATTAAACACATATGATTGTGTAAATCTAACATTATAATATTATTTATATTCGTTTCCTTAAATGATTTTTAATAATATTATAATGTATACGTACACTATTATTAAAAATGATATTTGAGGCTTAAATAGTTTTTTAATAAAAAATTTGATGTTAAGATAAAGTGTAACATTTTCACTTTAAATTAAAATATTCTTATAATGAAATATTACTGGATAATTTTAATTTAAGTTCTAACATTTCTTTTTCTAATTCTAACTGTTTTGTTTTGTTTTTTTTTTCAATATCTAAAATTATTATTATTTTTCATATATTTTTTTTTATTAAATTCTATAAATAATAATTTTATCTATTTAATTTTAATAAAATTAGGTATTTTAGTAATAATATTAAAAACTTTTCTATCGAATCTGTTAATTAAACTATGGAAGATAGAATATTCATAATTATTTTTGTTAGTAACAGTTATTCTTAAAAATTCAAGATTAGCAGTAGTATTTTTTTTGAAATTAACTGTATTATTATAACGAATTAAATTATATAAATGTGATTTTCCCAAAACATATAATATATTATTAATATTATCTTCATAAGGATCAATAGTTATTAAATTATATTTTTTGTTCATATATTTATAATTTTTTTTATTTATAGATCTTGCAAAATGTTTATATTCTTTGACCTGTTTATCTATTTTTTTAAAAATATCAATATTTAAATATTGGTGAATATTTTTTTTATATAATTCCATATAAATATTTAATAATGTTAAATGATCTGAATTGGGATAACTATATTTATTAAAATATTTTATATATTTCATTTGATTATCATAAATAAACAATGTATCTAATTTATTATCAGTTACATCTATCATAGCCATAATAACCATTATTTCATATTGACAATTTAAATAATAACTCATAATTATAGCAAGTGCAGACATTAATTCAGTAGATTTAAATTTTAAAATATTAATTCCGACTCTAGATAATACACCATTATTATTATTTAATTTTAAACATTTATTAAATTCTAATTTATGTAAAACAAAATCAAGTTGAATTTTAGTAGGTTTAGTTATCAAATCATTTGTTAATTTAATAAAATTGTTAATTGTTGTTGCATAATAAATTAATGATAGAGCATAATCAGTTAAATCCATAACTAATATACCAGGTTTAGGATACTTTTCTAAACTATTAAATTTTTTTTGTGTATAAAGATGATATGCTATTCCAGGGGAAGTTCTACCAGTTCGTCCTATTCTCTGTATAATTTGTGATTGAGTAGTATAATCAATATTTACAATATTCATATTATTTAAAGAGTCAAATTGATTAATTAATTCAAGACCAGTATCAATAACATAAATTAAACCATCAAATGTAATTGATGATTCTGCAACATTAGTTGCAAATATAACTTTTTTATCATATCCAGATTGTTTATATTTATCTTTACTTATTGCAAGTTCTCTATTTTGAGAACTCATTTTTGCAAATACTTCAACACATAATAAATGTTTATTTGTTTCAGTTATTTTGTTACATCCATTTATAGTATCTTTTTGAATAGGAACAAAAATAATTATATCATTATTTTCTTCTTCTAATTTTAAAATTTCATTACATCTGTTTATTGCAACATTTAAATATTCTTTTTTATTAATATCTTTTTCTAACCAATTTTGTTTTATTGGATAATTGGATGATCCACTGATATCTATTTCTCCATAGTTAATATCTTTAACATTAAAATAATCACTGAATACTTTAGCATTAATAGTTGCACTCATTATTACAAGTTTAAAATCTTTTCTATGTAAAACAATTTCTTTTAATAATTTTAACAATAAATCTATTTGAATATGTCTTTCATGTGCTTCGTCAATTACAACACCTACATAATCTTTTAAATATTTATCTTCATTAGATATCATAGTTAATAATAATCCATCAGTTAAATATACTAATCTAGTTTTATCTCCAACTGAATGTTTCGGTGCACCCTTATATTTAAAACCAACTTCTTCTCCTAAGGTGACATCTAATGTTAATGCACCATATTCAGCATTTGAAAAAGTAGTTAAAATTTTTGGATTAGTTATTGCAATTTTACCAGATATATTTTTATCAATAATATTTTTTAATAATAATTTTGGAATAATTACAGTTTTTCCACTACCTGTACCAGAAGATAATAATATTACTTGTTTTGAATTTAATAAATTCATAAATTTATTAATATTTTCATTACTATAAACTGGTAATTTTGACCATTTTTCTGCAAGTTTTTTGTATTGATCTGAATAAGGTAAATTATTCAAAAAATTAATTTTATTTCCTTTACTATTTAGCATATCATTCATAATATAATATTTTAGATAAAAATATATTTAAAAGATATAAAAATATTAATATAAATTAACTTCTAATACAATAATATTATGCAAAGAATTGAAGGATTAGAAGACGGGAAATATTATATTGGTAGATGCATATTAAATGATAAACAAAAAGAAATAGCTTATAATAATCCACATTGTACGGAATATTTTTGTAATTATAAAAATATTGTAGAGTGTACAGATTGTGTTAAATATTTATTAAATAATAAAAAAATTAAATTATTTAATGAAGATTTTTTTGAACAAAAATTAGATTTAAAAAATGATACTAAAGAAGATATTAAAACTTGTAAAAAAAAATGTAATAATGGCTATATATATAATCACATAGAAAGAAATGAAGAAAAAAATAATAAATTTGAAATTGATAATTATAAATTAATGGATATGTTTAAAAATAATGATTTTATTACAAAATATAGTGATTTACCTTATTTAATAAATTATGAAAATACATTTCCAAAACCAAAAACAGTTGTTCATTGGGGCCAACTTAAAATGTTATTAATAACTATATTATTTTTGATTAAAGTAGTTGATCCAGATGAAAAAGAAGTTCATATAATATATGCAGGATCTGCAAGAGGAGATAATATATTATTATTAGCTGAAATGTTTCCAAATACAATATGGTATCTTGTTGATCCTAGACCACATAATAAAAAATTATATACTAAATTAAATAATAAAGATCAAATTCATGAAATTTTAAAAGAATATTTTACTGATGATATTGCCAAAAGATACTCTGAAAAATTTAAAAATAGAAATCATAAATTATTATTTTTATCAGATATTAGAGAGGGGACTGAAGATGAAAAAGTTCTTGCTAATCAAGAATCTAATGCAAATTGGCATAGAATAATCCAACCGGATTTTAGTTATTTAAAATTTAGATGTGGATATGAATCAGATAAAATCTATAAATATTATAAAGGTGAAATATATTTACAAGTATATGCACCGGCTAGTTCAACAGAAGCAAGAATATTATTTAAAAAAGAATTAGAAGATTATGAATATAATATTGATGAATATCAAGGTAAAATGTTATATTTTAATAGAGTAATAAGACCATCATATCATAAAACTTTATTCAAAGAAAATTATTATTTTGATCATTGTTATGATTGTACATATTTTAGTTATATAATAAAAAATTATTTAAGTAAATTTAGTAATGTTAATCCATTTAGTAATCAAAAGCATAAAGGATCAACGAATAATAAAAAATCAAAAGATATATTTAGTATTATGAAATATATTACAAATTATTTATGTAAACACTCTCAAGATAAAATAAAATCTCATAATAATTATGTTCGTAATAATATAATTCAATAATTATATTTTTATTTTAAATATTATTATAAGATAACAAAAGAGGACAGATAAAAATAAATAGTAACGTGTATATTTAAATGTCATAAAAATTAAAAATAGTAATATTACTATAACTATTTGAATATTATCTAAATAATTAGTATCATAATCTAATTTTTCATATTCTAATTTATCAAAATTTGATAATAAATTATCTTTTTTTTTCCAAAAATCTAAAAATTTATTTTTAAATTCTTCTTGTTGGCAAAAAAAGCTATTCTTTTTTTGCAAAGAACAATTTTCAGAATATTGTTTTGAAAATTCTTGTTGGCAATTATTTTCTTTAGGATTATTATAAAATGATTCTAAATTAACTTCTTTAATGATACCATATATATTATTAATATCATTCATTAAACTAAAATTACAATCTAAATTATCTATTACTAATGATAAATCCCATATTTTCCCTAATATATTTTTTTCTAATAAATAATTTATAATAAAATATATTCCTTTAGTTTTTGGAACTAATAAATTATTAAAAACATGTAAATTATTTTTTTTTGAAAATTCTTGTCCTTCTAATAATTTATTATTATTAATTCTTGTTCCTTCAGGAAAAATAATTATGACTTGTTTTTCATTATCAATATTTTTAATAATTTTATCTAATTGTATTTTTAATTGTGACTGATCATCTTGCCAATTTCTATTTAATTTTATGTCAGAATTTAAATACATAATTATACCTAATCCAGGTATATAATTAATATCATTTTTTAAAACAAAATTATAGTTATTAATTTTGTATTTATCTAAATATGATAATATTATAATAAAATCTAACCCTGATATATGATTACTTATTATAATATCAATTAAATTTGGATTACTTTGAATATTAAATTGAAAATTTTTTTCAGAAGATAAATAAATATTTGATTGATATCCATATTTTAATAAATCTGTAGATAATGATTTTCCAATATATTTAATTTTATTAAATATATATTTATTTTGAAATATAAAATTAGGGAAATAATATATATATGAATAAAAATTAATAGTTAAAATAAATAAAATTAAATAAATAATTTTTTTGAACATTTATTTATAATCTTTTATTGAAATTATTTTTTTAAATAAAAAAAATATTGTTATATAAACATAATAATTGATATAAAAAAAAATATTTTATAAATTAATATGATTATATTTGATCCATTATCTGTAATAATTAAATTAGGTATATTAAGTAAAAAACCAATCGGAACAAAATTGTCAATTAAAAATTTTATAATTACAATTCAAGAACCTAATTTGTACCAAGGAATAATAAGATATTTAAATGATGATAATAAATTAGATATCGCAAACTTATTATATCCTATAAAATTGGCATGTGAAAATTACTTAGATAACATATATAAAATTTTTCCTAATATAAAAATTTTATTTAGAAATGCTCAAAATGGTATAAATATATTAATAAATCAATATAATAAGTATCCGATAGTAATATATACTTTAAAATATGCAAATTTAATTATTGATAATTATATTAATAATTTATCAAGAAATGAAATAATTTTTAAATATAATTCCAATATATCAAAATTACACAATCAAATACTGAATAATAAATCATTATCAAGAAATTCATCTACAAATAATTTAAATCAGGTTTTTTCCAGAAATACAACAATTAATGAAGATAAAATTCATAATTCGAAGAATTATATACAATCGATTTATTCACCTAAAAGTTTATCAAGAAATTCATCTATGAATGATTTAAATCAGGATTTTTCCAGAAAAACCACAATTAATGAAGATAAAATTCATAATCATAAAAATTATAAACAATCAATTTATTCACCAAAAAGTTTATCAAGAAATTCATCGCAAAATAATTTTAAAAGTTTATCAAGAAATTCTTCACAAAATAATATAAATGAATATGAATATGAATTAAATTCCGAATATGTATCTCAAAAGAGTTATGAATTTTTAAATGATTATAATAATGCTAGACATGATTTAAAAAATTTAGATAATTCCGAATCAACATCTAAAAATTTATCAAGAAATGCTTCACAAAAAAATTTATTTACAGATGACGATTTTAAATCATCAAAAATAATAAACGGAAAATATGCGATGAATAATTTTTTCAGAAAATCTTCATTAATTGAAAAAGATTTATATGATAACAATAAAATTATATTAAATAATAATACAAAGTTATATAGATTTGGAGCAACTGGATTTTTAAAATTAGATGTAAATAATGATGACGATATTAATTATTTATACGATAAACTAGATAATAATATAAATAATTTTGATATTTGGTATTATGAAATAATTAAAAATAATTTATTAATATTTGATAATAATAATTATAGTGAAATATTATTAAAATATTTTGATGATTTCTGGACTATTGAAAAAATTAATTTAATTATATCATTAATGGAAAATTATATAAATGGCTATTGTTTAGGCGAAAAGATATCATTAAATTCAAAAATTATCCCAAATAAAACTAATATTGAAAATTATATGGATCATATCGATGATATAATTGTTAATATAATATTAGATTTTAATTATCATGAAAATAATAAAAATAATGATAATAATAATATATTATACGTTGAATAAATTTATAAACTATTAATACAATCCATTTAATAGAAAAATTGAATTTAAAATTATTTTATAATGACAACTATTTATATCTTGAAACTAGAAGACGACTGTTTCTACGTAGGTAAAACTAATAATTATAATAAAAGAATTATTGATCATATAAATAACAATGGTGCATTATGGATAAAATAAAAACGAAGTTTTTATAAAGTAATTGGTGAAGATAAAATAATTCCTAATTGTAGTTCATTTGATGAAGATAAATATGTTAAAGAATATATAAATAGAAAATCAAAGATTTTCTATTTTATGGAATTGATAAAGTTAGAGGTGGTAGTTATGTTACTAAAGATCTAAGCGAAGAACAATATAATTTATTAACTAAAGAAATATGGGCTGTAACTAATAGTTGTACTAGATACGGTAGAAAAATCATTTTATTAAAGATTGTTATGCGTAGCCCAATCATCTATTTTATATTTAGAATAAACATTTTTTATAATATACTAATTTTATTGTATCTCATTATTTATTTTCTTTATAATAATAAAGAATATTTATTAATTCTATTTTACTTGTAAAATAGAAATTAAATATGTATAAAGACTTATTAATATTATATGATAATGGAAATCATAATAGTAGACAATAATAATTATATTTTAGGCGATGATATTATTAAATATGCACCGATATATTCTAAAAGTTGTAGATCAAGTAGACAATTAGTAAGAACAAAAAAAATAGATGTTTCTAAATATTCATATGTTAGGAGAATTAAAGATAAATGGATTAAATGTGATGGTAAATCAGTTAAATTTGATAAGATTATTATTAATGAAGAAATAATTAAAATAATACCAGAATTAAATAATTTAAATCAAATTATATGTGATGATAATGGTGTAGAGAAAGCACCTAATATTATTAATCTAAATGATGATGAAAAGTTTAGAGATAATGAAAATAATATTTTAGAAATTGAAACTAGAGGTGAAAGAGAACCTAATAAAATTTTTTTTAAAGTAAAAGATGTTGCAGATAAATTTAATAAAGAACATTTACAAAATGATATTATACACGAGAAATCGCTTTATAAAAATAATATAGATTATAAATATTTTATATGTGATAAAAAAAAACGATACTATCGTTATTAATACAAGTAAAAAAATAAGTTCTAATATAACAACAATAAAAAAAGAATTATATTTAACATATGAAGGAATATTAAGAGTATTATTTGTATCAAGAAATAATACAACAACTAATTTTATTAAATGGGCAGTTGAAAAATTATTTACAATACAGATGGGTTCAATAGAAGATAAAAATAAATTAGTATCACATATAAAAGGTGTTTCATATGAAACAATACAAGAATTATTTAGTATAAATGCCAGATCATTACCTTGTGTTTACTTAACAGCATTTAATACTGTCAAAGAATTAAAAAATGTAATGAATATTGATAATAAACATTCAGAAGATGCAGTTGTATATAAATTTGGATTAACTAAATCATTCGAATCTAGAAAAAATGGCCATAGATCAGAATATAAAAAATTAGATAATTTTATAGATATGAAATTAGTATATTATACATATATAGATCCAATTTATATATCTCAAGCAGAATTAGAAATAAAAAATTTATTAAGCGAATATAAATTAGAATGGGATAATCATGATGAATTAGTAGTAATACCTAATAATTTATTAAAAATAATTAAAACTATTTATGAAAATATTGGTATGAAATTTTCTGGTCATACACAAGAATTTAATCGTAAAATAGAAGAATTAAATTTAATTATTAGTGAGTATAAATATAAATTTGATGCATATGAAGAAAAAATTAATAATATAAATATAATTTCTAATAAAGAAAAAGAAATATTTGAAGAGAAAATTAATAATAAAAATTTAGAAATAGAAAATCTAAAGAAAGAAATTAGAATAAAAGATCTGGAAGTATTATTAGCAAAAAAATAGTTTTAAACTAATTCAATTTAATAGAAAAATTTAATTTAAAGGAAAATATCAAATGATGTTGATGCAGTAAAATATCCAATTTGTGCTAATATAATATTTAATCCAATTGATTTCATTAATGTCAATTTTCCAGAAGAATTAATACCATATAATAATATTCCATTTTGTTCTGTCGATGTTCCTAATTCAATATTATGTGGAACATAAGTAGTTTTTTTACTAATATTAATACGACTCTTAGAATTATTTTTTTGCATTATTGCAATATAACTTTATATTCATTTAAAAATATCTATATTATTATTATCAAAAAATATTTAAAAATAATATTTATTAACAGAATAGCACTCCTTAATTTAAAGGAGTGCTATATATATTTTCTAAAGTAAATATATAAATGGAAGATTTTTTAAAAAAGTTTTCAACAATTCCTAAAAAATTTATAAAAGATTTTTTCATTATTGCAAAAGAAGAATATTCAGATAATGAATTAATAATAGATTTTGATATTGTATGTAAATGGCTTAATGTAAGAAAAGATAATTTGAAAACTATATTATTGAATAATTTTGAAGAAGATTTTGATTATACTATTGAAATTAAAAAGAAAAAACAAACAAATAGTACTGGTAAAACTACATATCATGAAATTTTTATTACACCTAATTGTATGAAAGAATTATGTATGATATCACAAACAAAAAAAGCAAAAGAAGTAAGAAAATATTTTATTGCACTCGAAAAGTTAATAAAAAAATATTTTGAAGACATCAAAAATCAAATGTATAAAAAAATAGGAATTTTAGAACAAAATCAAAAACCAAAATTAGATATAAAAAAAGGCGTTATTTATATTTTAGAAGCGCAAAATACAGATACAACATTATATAAATTAGGAAAATCCGAAGATATAAAGAAAAGATTGAAAACATATAATACAGGTAATGCAAATGATGTAGAACCATTATTTATAGTTAAAGTTAGTGATATAACAACAACAGAAAATTGTATTAAATCATTATGTAGAAAATATCAATATAGAAAATATAAAGAGATATATGAAATAGATTTAGAATTATTTAAAAAAGTTTTAGAAACTTGTAGTGATATATCAGAAGAATTAGCAAAAGAATATAATAATAAAAAAATAAAAAAAGAATTTATTAATAAAATATCTAGAATGAAAAATCCAACAATTAATAATAAATATTTTATGTATTTATCTAAAAACTAAAATATATTACTTAGAAAAAATAATAAATTATAATTATTCCATAGATGATTGTATAATATTTTAAAATAATTAATCAGTATCAGAATTACTATTAGATTCAACATCATTATCAATAGTAACTTCTTTTCTTTTATCATACACTAATTTAATAGTATTCCATAATTCTTCTTCAGTTATATCTATCAAGTTCATTTCATTACCGCAATATTCAACTTTCTTTTTAAGTTTCTCTTTTAATCTATTCCATAAATTTTTAGAATTTGCAACATTATCTATTCTACTAAATTCTTCATGACCATCTGGTGTAGTAAATTTAATTTTTTTATAATTTTCTTTTGATATTTTTTTATTACTCTTTCTATCAACATAAGTAGATTGACCACAAATAGCATAATATCTATATAATACTTTTTTATTTTTACTTTTCAATAAGATAAAGTCTTCTAATTTATCTTGATTATCAGTTTTTGGAACTCTATCTTCAACAGCGATATCTAATTTTTTACAAGCGTAATCAAGTTTAGTATTACTTTCAGTTAATTCTTCTTTAATATCGTCGAGATTAATAGTAATATCTTCTAGATGTTGCTTCATTTTTCTATCATTTTTTTTCAGATTTTTTACTTCTTAATAATAATTCATTAGTTTATTTAATTAATTGATCTATTTTATCATCTTTAATAATAATTTCTGTATCTTTTTGAACTATTTTATTTTTTAATATAATAATATATTTATCTTTCATTTCATTTTGATAATCGTTAAAATATTTTATACATTTTTCTAAAAGTAAATAATATTTAGCATATTTTCTGGTTTTTTGTGATCTCATTAAACATATTTTAAATGAGTCTGGATGTAAATAATATTCATTTTTTATTGATCAACCACCTTGAGATCTGAGCTCAGCAACTTTGCTGAGCTGGAAATCTTCATTTTCAATAAATTCATTTTGTTCTAAAATTCTTTTTATATCTTTTGATCCACCTTTTAAATTAGAAATACCATATTTTTGAAGCATATTATGATGGATACAGCATTCATCTTTACTAACTAATTCAATAAATTCATCAATAAAGGATATATCAATTTTATATTTAATTTTATTAATTTCTTTAATAAATTCAATAATATTAATATTAATTTGATTATTGATTAAATATGTATTATATTCTTCAATTGATTTATAGGTCATTAAATTAATTAATATTAATGTACCATTATATTTTATTATCAATTTTTTATTAAAAAAATGAATATAATATATATTATCAATATTTTAACTATTATTTATATAATGGAATATATTATACCAATTATAGATAACATTAATAATATTAATCAATTACCAAGAGAATTTAATAATGATAATATAAATAATTTAATTACTATTTTATCAGATTATAATAAAAAATTACTATTATTATCATGTTTAAATGAATTAATTATTATAAATCGTGCTTTCTTAGGTCCACAAACATTTAATATAAATACTTTAATAAATCTATTTTTAAGACAATATAATATGGGTTTTATAATTTATCCATTAAATCTTAATATTATACATTTTATATTATTTAATAAATTAGATATAAATATATTATTGAAAGTTATTATATATATATTATATAATAAAAATGTATTGATTATATCTAATGGTGGAGGTGGTTCTCTAGGTATTATTAATCAACCATTTTATCAAACTGATAATATAATTAATATAAATTTAATGGAATCTATAGGTTATAGAAAACCAAATAGTTTATTACAACCATTAATAAAATTAATGTGTGAATCTATAGATTCAAATATAATAAATATAAATTTTAATAATAATTATGAAAAATTATTACTCATTGAATTAAATAAAGATATAAATTTAGAAAATAAAAAAGATTCTATATATTTCGAATTAATAACAAAAATAAAAGAATTAGAAAATAAATATGAAAAATTAGAAAATAAATATGAAGAATTATTAAAAACAAAAATAATAACAATTATTGAGTAAAAATAATTACTCTAAGAGTTAATCGCTATCAGAATTACTATTAGATTCAACATCATCAATAGTAACTTCTTTTCTTTTATCATATACTAATTTAATAGTATCCCATAATTCATTTTCTGTTATATCAATCAAATTGCAAAATTAAAAATTATTTTAATAATTTTTAATTTTGTACAAAACAAAAAAAATAAATTTTTTTTGTTTTGCAATTCATTACCACAATATTCTAATTTCTTTTTTAACTTTTCTTTTTATCGATTAAATAAGTTAATAGAATTAGAAACGTCATTAATTCTACTTTCTTCAATTCCATCAGAAGAAGTAAAATTAATCATGATATTAAAAATATTTATAGTAGATTAGATAAACAAGATAATAGTATATATAATTTAGAAAAAAATATAAAAAAAAAAATAAATAAATTAAAAGAAAATATAGATAAATATAAAAAAATATTTTATAATCATTATAATAATTTAAAAGATAATAATATAATATAATATAATATTAGAAAATAATATAGAGAATTTAAAAGATAATAATAAAATATTAGAAAATAAAATAACTATTTTTGAAAATAACTTTAAGAGTAACTTATTAGAAGATAAAAATACTTATTTAGAAAATAAAATAATAACTTATTTAGATAATAATATTAAATTATTAAAAGATAAAATAAATATATTAGAAGATAACAATAAAAATAAATTATTAGATGAAGATAAAATAATAACTAATTTAGAAAATAATAATAAATTATTAGAAAATAAAATAACTAATTTAGAAGATAATAATAAATTATTAGAAAATAAAATAACTAATTTAAAAAGAAATAATAAATCATTTGAATATAAAATAAAAAATATAGAAAAATTTATATATTACAATAAAAATAATAACAAAATATTATTGTTTATATTATTATTCATTTTATTAATATTATTTCATAAATTAATTATTATATTTACTTTTTATTATAAAAATAATTATAATATAAATAACTTTAAGAGTGATATTATACAATCATCTGTTTTATATTTAAATTAATCACTATCAGAATTACTATTAGATTCGACATCATCATTAATAGTAACTTCTTTTCTTTTATCATATACTAATTTAATTGTATCCCATAATTCTTCTTCTGTTATATCAATCAAATTGCAAAATTAAAAATTATTTTAATAATTTTTAATTTTGTACAAAACAAAAAAAATAATTTTTTTTTGTTTTGCAATTCATTTCCACAATATTCTAATTTTTTTTTTAGTTTCTCCTTTAATCTATTAAATAAGTTAATTGAATTAGATACATCATTAATTCTACTTTCTTCAATACCATCAGGGGAAGTAAAATTAATTATTTCATAATTATCTTTTGATATTTTTTTTTTACTCCTCCTATCAACGTATTTAGATTGGCCACGAATAACATAATATCTATATAATTCTTTTTTATTTTTACTTTTCAATAAGATGAAATCTTCTAATGTATTTAAATTATCAGTTTTTGGTACTCTATCTTCAACAGCTATATCTAGTTTTTTACAAGCATAATCAAGTTTAGTATTAGATTCTGTTAATTCTTCTTTAATATCATCAAGATTAATAGTAATATCTTCTAACTGCTGCTTCATTTTACGATCATTTTTTTCAGATTTTTTACTTCTTAATAATTCTTCATTCATTTTATTGGTTTTTTCATTTGCTTTTAATAAATTATCTATTTTTAAATTTTGTTCATATGTTTTCTTTATTAATTGATCTATTTTATCATCTTTAATAATAATTTGTTTATCTTTTTCAACAATTTTATTTTTTAATTTAATAATGTATTTCTTATTTAATTCGATTTGGTAATCATTAAAATATTTTATACATTTTTCTAATAATAAATAGTATTTAGCATATATATTTGTTTTTAATGATCTCATTAAAATATTTTATACATTTTTCTAATAATAAATAGTATTTAGCATATATATTTGTTTTTAATGATCTCATTAAACATATTTTAAATGATTCTGGATGCAAATAATATTCATTTTTATGAGTACATCCACCAGAATTAGACTCAGAAACGTTTCTTAGTCTAAAATCTTCATTTTCTATAAATTTATTTTGATCTAATATTTTTTTACATCACCAGAACCTCCTTTTAAATTAGATATTCCATATTTTTTTAATAAATTATGATTGATACAGCATTCGTTTTTACTAACTAATTCAATAAATTCATCAATAAATGTTATATCAATATTATATTTAATTTTATTAATTTCTTTTACAAATTCAATAATATTAATATTAACTTGATTATCTACTAAATAAGTATTATATTCTTCAATCGATTTATAAGACATTAATTAAATTAATCATAATATTCTATTATATTTTATTATCAATTTTTTATTACCAAAAAGATTTAATTGTACTAGTTGATATTTTCATATCATATTCTTCTTTTATTTTTATTCTACACATTTTAGCATCATTACCACATATTTCTTTATTATTTTTAATAAATTCTATAATTTCAACAGGATATCTTGATTTCTTTTCTACTATTTCACTCTCAGAGTCTTTTAAACTATAATCAAATATAACACCACTAGAAGTTTCTTTCCATCCATTAATAATTATTTCATTTCTATCTACTTTATCGTGGCATAATGAACATAATACAACTAAATTAGAAGCATCGTTTTTTTGTAAATATATTTTATCTTTATTAATTTTATCATTATTAAAATCTTTTTGCCAGACTATATGATGAGTTTCCAATTTATTTTTAGATTTACATATTTCACATTGATTCAAATAAATATTAGAATTATATTTACTTTGTTTTTCATTTATAGAGTCATATTCTTTTAATAATTCTGATGTTCGTTGATTAAAATCTTTATCCTTCATCATATATTTTGCAACTTGTAAACCATAAAAATATTCACCAGGTAAAATAATACTAAAAAAATATTTTTTTTTAGTATTATTTTCTTAATAATCAAAAATTTTTAAATTTTTGATTATTGTCCATCTAATAAAAATCTATCATAAATCAAAGTATCATTAATTGGGTCATAAGTTAATTTTAAATGCTTAACTTTTATATTATTTATTTTTTTTACTAATTCCATATTAACTAAATCATGTAGATGTGTTGCAGTAATAAAACTAGTTTTTGATTTAGATAAAGTTTCGGCAAAAATAAAAATAAGATTTTTATTTTTGCCTCAATAATTAATTAAAAAAAGCTTTGCTTTTTTTAATTAATTGTTTCTAACATGTATGCAATAATAATATTAGCAGATTTAATTTCAGTACGATTAATAAAAAATCAATGATTTTTTATTAATCTTTAGTTTTATTATTTTGCTGAAGCAAAATAATAAAACGTACCTTTACATATTTCATCACCAATAATTAATGTATTAGAATTATTACGTTTTAAAATTGCCATCAATTCTGTTAATTCAACCATAAACGAAGACTGACCTTTAAATAAATTATCTGTTCCTACTATACGAGTAAATAATGAATTATATGGAAAATATTCAAATGATGTAGATGCTGTAAAATATCCAATTTGTGCTAATATAATATTTAATCCAATTGATTTCATTAATGTTGATTTTCCCGATGAATTAATTCCATATAATAATATTCCATTTTGTTCTGTTGATGTTCCTAATTCAATATTATGAGGAACATAAGTAGTTTTTTTACTGATATGTTCAATTATTGGATGTCTTAATTATGTTGCTTTAGTAATTTTTAATATTTTACCACAAATAATTAATGTATTTAAATTATTATATTTTTAGCTTCAATAGATTTTTTAGTTAATTCTACTATAAATGAATAATATATTTATTAGAATATATTTAAAAAGAAAACATTATATATTAATATGTCTAAAATAGATAAAGGTACGATTTATGAAGAATATATTTGTAATTATATTAATAACTCTAAAAATAATAATATAACTGCTTATTTATGGAAAGATGTTCCTGATTTTATCTTATTCAATGCTAAATTAATTGATAATATTGATGATTGTAGAATTAATAGAGAAACTTGTAAAAATTATATACATGATATTGGTATTGACATTATACAAATTAATAATGATACTAATAAAATTAGTTTTATTCAATGCAAAAATTATGAAGGATCGCTATGTATCAAAGATCTTGCTGGTTATTTTGCTATTATGGCTCAATCTGAACATTATGATAAAGAAGGCATTATTTATACTTCAAATAATAAATATTCTTATAATCTCATGAAAGTTTGTAAAGGTAGAACACATACATTTATTCATCTTCCAATAGAAAATAATATTATAATACCAAAAAATTTATTTGTCCCTTATACTTATCAATTAGAATGTGTTGAAAAATTTAATGAATATTATTCTAAAAGTGAAAATAATAGTGCTATATTACAAATGCCTTGTGGTTGCGGTAAGACATTTACAAGTTTCTTAATATCAGAAAATTATAATATTATTATCATAATATCACCTTTAAAACAACATACAGAGCAAAATATTTTAAATTTTAAAAAATATAATAAGTGCTTGCGCCCGCAAGAAAAAGAAGAAATAAAATCAATTATAGTTGATAGCGAAGGAACAAGAAATTTAAATTACATAATAGATAAAATTAAAAAATATAATAATATAATAATTGGTTCTACATATAAAAGTTGTGATATTATAGTAGAAATAATTAAAAAATATAAGAATGCTTTTATTATAATTGATGAATTCCATAATTTAAGTTGTAATAATATTATTAATGATGAAGATAATATAAATAAGATTATCAAATCTGAAAATAAAAAATTATTTATGTCTGCAACTCCTAGAATATATGAATTAGAAGATAATACTCAGTGCGATAGTAATTTTAATATTGAAAATATATTAGGAAAAATTGTTTATAAAATGGACTTTAATTATGCAATTACTAATAATTATATTTCTAATTATGAAATATTTTTGCCAGTTCATGATGAAGATAATTATAATCAATTATTAGATCAGATAAAAATTAGTGAATACGATGATTTATTAATTAAAAAAGTATTATATTATTTTGAATCGATTAAAATATTGGGAAAATTAAAAACAATTATATATTTTAATTCTCACGAACATATTAATATTTTTATTAAATGTTTTAATGAAGTTAATAATTATTATAATTATAAATATAATATTGATAGTATAATATGTTCGGATACAAAAAATAATAGAATAAAAAAATTAGAAGAATTTAATAATAGTGAAAATATTAGTATATTATGTTCAGTAGGTATTTTAGATGAATGTATAGACATACCAAGTTGTGATAGTGTGTATATAACTTATAATTGTGTATCAAAAATAAGAATTATTCAAAGAATAAGTAGATCGTTAAGAAAACACAATAATAAAATAGCGAAAATATTAATTTGGTGTGAAAATATCAATACATTAAATCCAATAATAAGTGCAATAAAAGAAATAGATGATGATATTATAAAAAAAATAAAATATATTAACTATAATAATAAAATATTATCACTAGATGAAAAAAATAATATACAAAAATATAATAAATATAAAAATCATGATTATATAAATAATATAGTTAAATATACTAATGATAAAATTAATAATTTAAATGAAAATAGTGATAATAATAATTTTTGTGAACTATTAAAAATACATACAGATATTGATGATAAATTTATAGATTTATTTTTAATAAATTTTAAAAATAATAATAAATTTGATATTAAAGATATTGATGTAGCTAAATATTTAGATATAGAATTAAAAACACTAAGAAAAAGATTAAATAATACATTTTCAAAATCAATTAATTATATAGAAAATGTTGATTATATTAAATTAAAAACTGGAAAAACTACAGCTGTTGTTTATATGTTAAATTATCAATGTTTTGAACGTTTAACAATTAGTGGCGATACACAAAAATCTGAAATTATAAGAGAATATTTTACTAAAATTTCTAATTTTATGTATGAATATAATAAATTAATATAAATAGATTAAATAATTATAATTTTATTTTAATAACCTAAAAATATTATTATAAGATTGATAAATTATAGATAATTGTTTCTAAAAATAATGATTTTATTGAATTATTAAAAAAACATACAAATATTGATAGAAAATTTATTGATATATTTTTTAAAAAATTTAAAATTGGCGAAGAATTGGATTTTCATATTAAAGATATTAATGTTGCTAAATATTTAGAAATTGAATTAAAAACACTAAGAAAAAGATTAAATAATACTTTTTCAAAATCTATTAATTTTATTGAAAATGTTGATTATATTAAAATAAAAACTGGTAAAACAACTGCAGTTACATATATGATAAATTATCAATGTTTTGAACGTTTGGCAATGGGTGGTGATACACAAAAATCAGAATCAGTAAGAAATTATTTTGTAAAATTAAGAGAATTTTTAACTGAAAATCAAAAATTGATATATCAATCTATGTCAAATTATGATGAATTAAATAAATTTGTTGGTTACGAAACAATTAATAAAAAAAGCTTTAGCTTTTTTTATTAATTATTAAGTTTAAAAATAAAAAATCTCAGATTTTTTTATTTTTAACGAAACAATTTATTTTTTTGCTGTTGATAATAGAAAAAATAATATATTTAAAATAGGTAGAACTAAAGACATTGTTCATAGATTAAGAAATTATAATGTTGGAAGAATTAAAGATATTGAACTTAAATACTTAGCATTAGTAAAAAATTCTGTAGTAATAGAAAATTGTATGAAATTAAAATTAGAAAAAAATCAATTAATTAATAATAGAGAAATTTATAAAGTTGATCCTAATAACTTAAAAAAAATAATAGATGATTGTTATTGTAAATACGTTTCTAAAAATAAAAATAATAATTTATATGAAGAAATTTCTAATTTATTAGGATTATATGCCTATACTAAAGATAAAATTAATATTAAACCATATATTATTATTTATCAATAATAATATTTTATAATTATTAAGTCATATTTATAAATCAAATTTATTATTATCAATTTTTTAATTTTAACACCATAAAGATTTAATAGTAGCAGTCGATATTTTAATATCATATTCTTCTTTTAGTTTTATTCTACACATTTTCGCATCATTACCACATAGTTCTTTATTATTTTTAATAAATTCTATAATTTCAACAGGATATCTTGATTTCTTTTCAATAATTTCATTATCTTTAAGAGTATAATCAAATATAATACCATTAGTTGTTTCTTTCCAACCATTAATAATTATTTCATTTCTATCAACTTTATCGTGACATAATGAACATAAAACAACTAAATTAGAAGCATCGTTTTTTTGTAAATAAATTTTATCTTTATTAATTTTATCATTATTAAAATCTTTTTGCCATACAATATGATGAGTTTCTAATTTATTTTTAGATTTACATATTTCACATTGATTTAAAAAAATATTAGAATTATATTTACTTTGTTTTTCATTAATAATATCATATTCTTTCAATAATTCTGAAGTTCGTTGATTAAAATCTTTATCTTTCATCATATATTTAGCAACTTGTAAACCATAAAAATATTCACCTGGACCATCCAATAAAAATCGATCATATATTAAAGTATCATTAATTGGATCATAAGTTAATTTTAAATGCTTAACTTTAATATTATTTATTTTTTTTACCGATTCCATATTAACTAAATCATGTAAATGTGTAGCAGTAATAAAACTAGTTTTAGATTTAGATAATGTTTCTAACATATATGCAATAATAATATTAGCAGATTTAATTTCTGTTCCTTTACATATCTCATCACCAATAATTAATGTATTAGAATTATTACGTTTTAATATTGCCATTAATTCTGTAAGTTCAACCATAAATGACGATTGACCTTTGAATAAATTATCAGTTCCAACTATACGAGTAAATAAAGAATTATAAGGATAATATTCAAATGAAGTTGATGCAGTGTAATATCCAATTTGTGCTAATATAATATTTAATCCAATTGATTTCATTAATGTTGATTTACCTGATGAATTAATTCCATATAATAATATTCCATTTTGTTCTGTCGATGTTCCTAATTCAATATTATGTGGAACATAAGTAGTTTTTTTACTGATATGTTCTATTATTGGATGTCTTAATTCTGTTGCTTTAAAATAACTATCAACATTATTATTTTTTATAATTGGTTTAGTATAGTGATTATTGATAGCACATAAAGCACCGCTATTAATAAAATCAATATATGCTATTTTCTTTGACCATAAATGTAAGACTTCACCATTTTTAGATAAGAATTCTATCATATCTAATTTAAATGTTTCTTTTAATTTTTTGGCCATTGATATTTTATAATTAACTAATTCTAATGATAATTGTTTAACTTTTTTACAATTAATTTTAGTACTTGATGATTTAGGTAATTCAGTAAATTCTAAATCTTTAACATCTAATTCAAATCCATTAACATTAATTGTTTTCATTTTAGTTAATTTAGTTTTTAACATTTCACATCGTCTATTAGTTAATAATAAATGATAACCATCGCGATCATTATATTTTAAAGTTATTAATGATTTTTCATTCTTTTTATCATCAATATATTGTTCTAATTCTTTGATTAAATATTGCATAAAATTTTGTGAAATATTTATTTTTTGTGCCAAATCATCAATATCTTTATGAACATTAGGATTATAAAAAGTAAATTCTGTTTCAGTATAATTATTAAAATTTAAATTATTAATCTTATCTAATATAAATCTATCTTTAATCCAATTATGAATTTCATTGTTATATTGATCAGTTATATCAAAAATAGTTATTTTATTTTTTTTTAGATAATTAGATAACTTATCTATTTGATAAAATGATATATATAATTGATATAATTCGCATGGATTAATAATATTAATTTCTAATTTTCTAGTTAATTTATCTAAATCATAAATATCTTCCAAATAATTAGTTAAATGTTTATAATGATTATTTTTTATTAAAGTATCAATTGATTCATATCTTTTATTTAATTGTACTTCATCAGTTAATGGTAATGTTAGTTGATTCATTAGAAATTTCTTTCCAATAATTGTTTTAGTATAATTAATAATATTACATAAATTATTTGTATTTGAATCTATAACATTTAATTGTTCGATTGCATTATTTCCCAAATATAAAAATTTATCATTGGTAAATAATTTTGGTAATTGTAGATTCTTAACTAAATCTGGTTGATGAGCTATAGTGTAATCTAGAAGAATAACTAGAGATAATCTAGCATAATTATAATATTGTAATTCTAATCTTTCAATAATATTAATATTTGATTCATTTTTATATACTGATTCTAAGAATTGTAGTTGCCAACCTATTTTTGTATGATTAACTAATTTAAAATGAAATAGATTTTTTGAATCAATATTTAAATAATTTAAGATATCGGTTATAGTCATATTATCAAATAAATCATTTTCTAGTAGATTTGATTGAATGATTACTTCTCTCGGTGGATGATTTTGTAAAAAGAGAATACTGTCATCTAATGATGATAATGTATCTGTATTTTTTGAATAAGTCTCGTATGTTTTGCCATTGCCCGTTGATAGATCATATGCTGATAAACCAATACAGAGACTACTCTTAGATTGATTTTTAGTTTTTTCTAAGACAATGGAAACTAGAAAAGTATTTTTTGAAGTGTTTGATGTGTTTTCAATGTATGTAGCAGGACTATGAATTGCATAAATGAATCTAGAGGTTGGGTCTGACGATGATTGATTTATTTGGACAATTGTATAATTTAGTTCTAATAATTTTTCTATATATTTAGTTGTACTCTGTAATGGGAAACCAGCCATATAGGATGAATCTGGAGAATTACTATTTTTTTTTGTACAATAAATATCTAATTGATTAGCTATAAGTTGTAAATTTGGACCAATACCATTCGGATTTTTTATTGCATCGAATTTACTGTAGATTTCTCCAAACGAACCTACTTGACAGATGGTTATACATCTATCACCATATAGTTTAATATAATGTTCATGAATGTCAAAATAGTTTTTTACTAATATAGGACCTTGATAATTCATTATCTTATTCATTTTAGAAAATATGTTTTTAAATATAAATAATTTAAATAATAAAAAAAATTGAATATAAATATTAAATAAAATCATAATAAAAATTTTATAATGGATAATCAAATTAAAGGGTATGAATATGAAAAATTTATAAATAATTTTTTAAATACAAAAGAAAATATAAAAATATCATATTTATGGAAAGATATTCCTGAACAAATATTATTTGATTTTGGCTTTATTAAATCATATAATGACAATAGATTAAAAAGAAAAACTAATAATATTAATAAATTGGAAGATATAGGAACTGATATTATTTATATAACTAAAGAAGATAAATGTATTATAGTTCAATGTAAAAATTATTCAAATTCAGTTATAATAAATGATTTAGCTGGATTCTTTTTTATTATGTGTGAACATATAGATAAAATTGGTGAAATTTATTATACTAATCAAATAAGTAAAAAAATATCAATTGATAGAATTAAATGTATTCATAAAGAATTTAATCAAAATATATTAGAAAATGAAAATATTATTAAACCATATGATTACCAAATTAATATTATTAAAATAGCAGAAGAATATTATAAAAATAATATAAGTGGGATTATTTCTGCACCCTGCGGCATTGGTAAAACTTTAATTAGCTGTAAGATTTCAATGAGTTATAAAATAGTTATAATGGTAACACCTTTAAAACAATATGCTAAACAAAATATTGATAGATTTAAATTATATGAAAAAGATAGAAAATCGATTTTAATTGATAGCGATGGTACTACATGTATTGATCAAATAAATGATTTTATAATAAATAATTCCAAGAGTAAAATATTGCTATCAGTAACTTATAAATCATGTAAGCTTATAAATGATATAAATTTAAATAATAATATTTTTATTATTTTTGATGAATTTCATAATTTTAGTTGGAATAATATATATAATAATGATAATGATATTAATAAATTAATTAACTCTGAGAGTAATAATATAAAAAAATTATACATATCTGCTATCCAAGAATTTATGAATTAGAAAATAAAGACGATGATATAGATATTAATGAAATATTTTATCTATTTTACAATATTCTGAATGAAATTTTTTCATTATTATATTTTCTAGTGATAGAAAGATTGATAAAAAATCACAATATATTGGCCTAAATATTTTTGACTTATACATATATTGTATGTGTTGACCATATCCTAAATAATATTCATCATAAGTAATATTAAAAATATTATTTTTTATATAAATTATATTATTTTTTTCATCTTGATCAATTAATTGATTAATATTTTTCCAATTTTTAATATCTGATTCTATTCTTGCAAATAAATTTATCACAATTATGCTATGAATATTATCATCTTGTTTAAATATTAATTTTATAATTTTATAATAATTAGATAATGGATTTAAATCATCATTTGATGGATTTTGTAATATAACTAAAATTATTTTTGTTTTGGTTCTATCTAAAATGATTAATTTACTATATCTAAATAATTTATTTAATGAAAATATTTCAGTTATATCACAAACTCTTGATAAAAAATTAATTTGTGATTTAATTTCTAAATAATCTTGATCATTAAGTCTAATTGTTTCCAAATTCATTATAATCATTAAATATATTTTGATAATATATAATTATCAATTTTTTTATTTATTTAATGAATATATTAAATATTTAATCCTAAATTTTTCTATATAAAAAATACCTATTATTAATTATATGGAAAATGAAGAAATAAGTAATGATCATACAGAATGGATTATACAATATGAAAAAAGAAAAAAAGAAAATGATGAATGGTTTATAAAATTTGAAGAAAGAAAAAAAGAAAGAGAGAGAGAACGTGCAGAAAGAATAAAAGAAAATGAAGAAAGGATGAAAGAAAATGAAGAAAGGATGAAAGAAAATGAACAAAGGGATAAAGAAAATGAAGATTGGAATAAAAAAAATGATGATTGGTGGAAAAAATACGAGTTTGGAATATTAAGAAATCATATTACAACTGCTATTTATGATTTATATGATTATTTTAAATTAAATGATATTATAAATTTAGATGAAAAAACAGTTATTAAATTAAAGATACATGCCAATAGTTCTAATACTTGTCCTTATTTTCACGATGAGATCGATTCAAAACATTTAATTAATTGTAAAAAAATATACTTATTAAATAAGTTAAAAGAATTAAATGATGATCAAATTAAAAAAATAAGATTTTATAATTCCGATAGTAATTATTTAATTAATGAAATTATTAAGTATTTAGAAAATAATATTGATAAAAATATAATTCTTAGAGATAATGATGATGAATTAGAAGATATTACAAGATGGTGGAAGTGGTAATTATCATATTTTTAATAATTAAATTAGCTATTAAATACATATTCTTAAATATTGATTTTATTTTTGTTTAATAGTTTATATAAAAAAATGAATAAAACATTAATTAGGTATTGAATATAATTAATTAATGGATAATTTAGATATCATATCAAAAATAATAGATTACGATTCAACTATTTTATATAATTTTTTATGTGTTGATAAAAAATTATATAAAAATTTATTAAATTATATTTCTATATTATGTTTACTTAATAATACTAAATGTAAAAATAAACATTTAAAATTACTAAAAAATATTCATACATTAATATTACCACAAAATCAAAAAATAACTGATAAAGGATTAAATTATATTACTAATATTCATACATTAAATTTAGAGCATAATAATAATATTAATGACATCGGATTACAATATATTTCTAATGTCCATACATTAAATTTAAATAATAATTATAATATTACTAATAATGGATTAAAATGATGAAAAAAGAAAATTTATTTTCTTTTTTCATTATTTCATAAAATAAAAGCAAAGCTTTTATTTTATGCTATATATTCCTAATATTTATAAATTGGAATTAGCCTTTGGACATAAAATAACAAATAGTGGATTGCAATATATTCCTAATATAAGATTTTTAGATTTATCTGAAACAGAAAACATAACTAATGATGGATTGAAATATATACCAAATATTGAAACATTATTATTAGAAAATAATAATAATATAACAGAGGATTGTTTCAAATATATTCCTAATTTAACTAAACTTACTTTGTATCAAAATGAAATTCCAATTACAAACGAAGGCTTAAAATTAATTCCTAAAATTGAATCATTAGAAATTAAGGATTCTGATATTACAGACGAAGGATTAATATATATTCCTAATATTCATACATTAGATTTAGGTTATTCTGAAATTACTAATAATGGTTTAAAATATATTTCAAATATACATACATTAACATTATGTGACAATCAAACTATAACTGATGAAGGATTAAAATATCTTAACAATATTCATACATTATCTTTGTATGACAATACTATGATTACAGACAAAGGATTAAAATATATTAAAAATATTCATACATTATCTTTAAACAGTGATAAGAATATTACAGACAAAGGATTAAAATATCTTAAAAATATTCATATATTAGAATTAGAAAATAATAATAAAATAACAGATAAAGGATTGAAATATCTTAAAAATATTCATACTTTAAAATTAAATAAAAATGACAAAATAACAAACAATGGATTAAAATATCTTAAAAATATTTATACATTAAATATATATTGTAATGAATGTATAACAAATGATGGGTTGCAACATATGCATAATATTCATACAATAAATTTATATAAAAATAAAAATAATGATAGCAATAAATATTATAATATATTAGATAATTCAGATTCTGATTTAATAAATCATGATCAAAATTTAGCAAAAATAATTAAAGATTATAAAAATATATACCTAATATAAAATATTTTAGCTATAATGTTAATTAAATGATTTTTAAGCAAATTAAATATAATATTAATTTTTTTATAGTTTTTATAAAAAATTGATAAATTAATATTATTGAATATTAAATAATATAATTTTAATGACATTTACAACAATTGAAGAATATAATTCTTATTTAGTAGAAAACCAAGTTAATGTTAATATTATTGATTATGTTAAAGAAGTTAATAAATTAGAATTTAAAATTGATATTAGTTTTATTGATGAATTTATTGAATTAGTTAGTAAAAATGAATGCTGTATCCATCATAATATGTTAGAAACATATGAAGTATTAAAATTAGATAAAGGTACAACACGAGTGAAAGAATTATTAGAACAGAATAATTTTAAAGAAAAAAAAGATTACCAGGTCTCGAACGTTCGAGAGCTCAGACCACAAGGTGGTTCATCTGTAAAAAATGAATATTTTTTACACCCAAGAGCATTTAAAATTTGCTTAATGAGATCAAAAAATAAAAAAGAATATGCATATTATTATATTTTATTAGAAGAATGTATAAAATATTTTAATGATTATCAAATAGAATTAAATAAAAAATATATAATAAAATTAAAATCAAAAATTATTAAAAAAGATGCACAATTAATTATTAAAGATGATAAAATAGATGAATTAATTAAGAAAACTGATGAATTATTGAAAAATAATAAAAAAATACTAAAAAATAATGAAGAATTAATTGAACAAAATAATAAAACACATAAAATGAACGAAGATTTATTAAAATCTAATAAATCAATGGAAAAATCATTAATTAAAGCTAATCATAAATTAGATGAAACGCTTGAAAAATTAGATGAAGTACATGAAGAATTAGAAAACACTCATGAAGAATTAGAAGATACTAATGAAAAACTTGATATTACCGATAAAAATTTAAAAATAGTTGCTAAAAAATTAGATATTGCTGTTGAAGATCGTGTAGTTAAAACAAAAAGTAAATTAAAAAATGAATCGTTCATTGTTATGTATAATGCTAATGAAGAGTATAAATACAAAGTAATAAGAGGAAAAAAAGAATATGTTGATATAAGAATTAATAAATTAGAAATAAAAAATTATATTCAAAAAGATGAATTATCATTAAATAATGTACCTAACGCTTCAACGCTATGGTGTTTAATTAAAGAAGAATTAAAAAATGACATTGACTCTTGTCATAATAAATTAAAACTAATTAATATAGACGAATTACAATTCAAAATAAAAATTAATGAAATTTATAATAAACGTAAAAATGTAATAATTTAAAATAATTTTATTTATTTATTTATTTATTTATTTATTTATTTTATTTTATTTTATTTTATTTTATTTTATTTTATTTTATTTTATTTTATTTTATTTTATTTTATTTTATTTTATTTTATTTTATTTTATTTTATTTT